CGCGTGTCTCTCTGCTATAAGCAACAAAGGTTTCCATGATAGTTGCATTTACTATCAAGCTAACATTGCCCATATCTATTTCGAATTCAAATGATTCGTGAGCGTGGTCGCCAACACATTCCAAGTTAAATTCTAATTTGTCAATAGCGCGAACAATATCGCGTCTGTTTTCTAAAAATACATTTACATCGTACATATTATTTTCCTTTAACAAGTGTATAACTAACTTCACCATTTCGTGTTAATACTTCGACATCCTTAATGTATGCTCTCGCTATTCTTACTTTAGAAAACTTAATTTCTTTTACTTCGTTTCCTTCTTTTCTGATTACTGTTGCTTTCATAAAATTTGTTTTTGTTTGTTTGATGTTTACAAATGTAGTAATAAAATATAGTTGCGCAAATAAATATTGAAGTATTTTTATGAAATAATTTTAAAGTGCTGATAATCAAAGGGAAAAAGTTTTATCATTAAAATAAACACAAAAACATTTGCGCAATAAATATAAAGCACTTATATTTGCCCTATAACATTTAAAAACAATATAAAATGAATTACTTAAAAATTGATTACGCTAAAAAGAAAGGGGTTAATCCTTCACGAATTAGCCAACTTATAGAAGCTGGTAAATTAGAAACAACAGAAGAGAATGGAAGGCAAATGGTTGTTGATTGCAAAGCTAACAACGAACTATTTAAAAGAAAAGCGTGGAACTCTAAAAGAAAGTAGTATGGTAAAAAGTAAAATTCAAGAAACGCTTGACACGATAGGTCAAATTGATTTCGACATTCGATGGGTGCAGCAAAAGATTGCTAAACAGAATTACAATAGCTTTAACAAGTCAATAGAGCATCAAGAAGAGATTCAAATGATGGTTTTGCAAAGACTTAAAGATCGTTACAATAAACAAGTCGACAAATTAAAAATTCACTAAATCAAACAAAAATGGAAGAAATTATCAAGGATATTCAACAGCATATTAAAGATGTAAAAAAAAGCAAAGATTGTGAATTTAATCAAGGAGTTATTTTTGCGTTAAATGATGTATTAAAATTAATCAAATCAAAATAAACAACATGGAAAACAAACAAACAACAATCGAAGAAGTTCAGCCAGTAGCAGAAGCAACGGCAGAACAACAACTTGAAGCAACTGAGGAAATGAAATTTCCCGTTATCCAAAACAATCAAACAGACCTTTCAACATTTGGCAACAAAGAAGGCTTTGAGCATTCAATGAGGGTAGCGAAAGCGTTAAGTGTTAGCGACCTTGTGCCAGCGCAATACAAAGGAAATATAAGTAACTGCCTTATTGCCTTAGATGTTGCGCGTAGAGTAGGCGCAAGTGAGTTAATGGTGATGCAGAACTTATACATAGTTCATGGTAAGCCAGCGTGGAGCAGTCAATTTCTAATCGCTACTTTAAACGCGTGCCGTAAATTTTCACCACTACGATACGAAGAAGACGATAAGCATGGAGGTAGATGTAGAGGGGTTGCCATCGACTTAAGCACTGGAGAAAGATTGGAAGGTGTGTGGGTAACGATGGAAATGGCTGCTGATGAAAAGTGGATTGATAAAGCTGGTAGCAAATGGAAAACAATGCCACAATTAATGATGCGCTACCGGGCAGCTGCATTCTTCACGCGTCAATTCGCGCCTGAGGTGTCAATGGGTATAATGACTCAAGAGGAAGTTTATGATATTACAGCAATTCAAACTAAACCAACAACAAAATGGAACACAGCAGAATAATAGTAGAAGCGGAACAGCGTAGCCCTGAGTGGCACGCTGCCCGTTTAGGGTTGTTTACTTCATCTGAAATTTATAAACTGATGAGCGATCCAAAAAAGAAAACGGAAGTATTGAGCGAAGGCGCTAAAACGTACATCATGCAGAAGGTGGCCGAGAGTTTAACGGGAATAGTTGAGGAAGTGCCAGTAAACAAGGCTATGCAATGGGGTATTGACAACGAACCGCTGGCTAAACAATGGCTTTCTAAGATGCACAACTTTGAAATTATTGAAACGAAGTTTATCTATATCGAAGGTATGAACTACGGAGGTTCATCTGACGGCTGGATTCGTGAGATTGATTCTGCTTTGGAAGTGAAATGTTTAAACACAGCTAACCACTTAACTGAGATTCGTTGTGCTGAAAGTGTTGAAAGCATTAGACAAAATTTGTCTAATCGTTATTGGCAAATTACAAGCGATGCCTACCTTCGCAACGCGTCTAAGTGTACTTTGTGCTGGTTTGATAGTAGAGTGCCGAATGACTTTGGTTTATTCACCAAGACGTGGGATATAGTTCCTGCCGATGTTGAATTGATGCTATCTAAAATTAAGCTGGCAAACGATTACTTTCACGAGCAACTTGAATACTTTACTAAATTTTAAACAATTAAAAACAAGCAAAATGGAAAATCAAATTATAACTAAACAACATTCACACGAGAGAAAAGTAATTTTTCAAAAATCATTAATTGCAATGAATGAGTTTTTCTCATCTAATGAATTTGCTGCGGAGTGTCGTAAGAATGGCTTAGGTGTCAATTACACCACAACAGGGTACTGCGCTGAATTTTTACGAGGGGCGACAAAACAATTAAGCCGTAAAACTTGGCAGCGAAAGAATTATATTAGCGGCTCAGATGTAAAAATTAAACACTTTAATAATGAATTAACTGAGGATGCGTGCATTGAGTTTTTAAAGCGCACAGGCAAATACAAGATACTGGTTAAATATTTTGAATATAAAGAAGTGTAATATGAAGAAAGGCTATTGGTGTAAGCAGCGCGAACTTGTTACTATTCTGCAAGAGGATAGGACACATTACTTAATAGAGTTCTTTAACGGGGTAAAAATATGCACAGATAAAAACGCGGTGCATGATATTTATTTTGATGAACAATTTAAATTATTTTACTAAACTTTAATAATAAGTTTGCACAATCAAAATAAAATACTACATTTGAAAAATCAAACAAACGACGTTCTTTCCCCTTAGTTTAATTACAGAACATTAGCCGAAGAGTAATGGATACAATCGGAGGTTAAAAGTGTGTGCGAGATTCATGCAGGGTTAAATTTTCAAACAAACAAAAACAAATAAACATGGATTACTTAGAATTTTTAAAACAGAAACAAAAAAAGCACGTTGAGAGCGGCTTTGAATTACCTGATGATGCACTTAATAAAAGCCTATTTCCTTTTCAAAGGTTTATAGTTAAGAGGGCTTTAAAGGCTGGTAAGTATGCGATATTTGCCGATTGTGGTTTAGGTAAAACATTAATGCAATTAACATTTGCCGAGAAGGTTGCAGAACATACCAATAAACCAGTGCTAATACTTGCACCTTTAGCTGTTAAAGGGCAAACATTAAACGAGGCTAAACGATTCGGAATAGACACCACTAACATAGTAATTCAAAACTATGAGCAACTTGATAATATTGATTGCTCTATTTTTTCGGGTATTGTTTTAGATGAAAGTTCTATTTTAAAAAACTTTGAAGGAGAAACAAAAAAGAATATCATTGATAAGTTTAAAAATACTCCTTACAAGCTGGCTTGCACCGCAACACCATCGCCAAATGACCCGATGGAACTTGGAAACCATAGCGAGTTCTTAGATGTTATGGGTAGAAATGAAATGCTTGCAATGTACTTTGTGCATGATGGTGGTGAAACAGCTAAATGGAGATTGAAAGGACACGCTGTAAAAACATTTTACCAGTTTATTGGTACGTGGGCTATAATGTTAAATAAGCCTCAGGATATAGGTTTTACAATGGAAGGTTATAACTTACCTACTTTGAATATTTTAGAGCGTAAAATAACTACGCCAAAAAGAGATAACGGGCAACTATTTAACGATGCTATTATAAGTGCTACGAACTTTAATCAAGAGTTGAGGTTAACTAAGATTGAAAGAATGGAAGATGCTATTTCATTGGTAAATAATAGCGATGAAAATTTCATCATTTGGATTAAGCAAAATGAAGAAGGTGAATATTTGAAAAAATTAATACCGTCTGCTGTTGAGGTTAAAGGTTCAGATAGTTCAGAGTATAAAGAAAAGATGCTTTTAGGATTCGCAAATAATGAATTCAGAGTATTAATTACTAAGACTAAAATAGCTTCGTTTGGTATGAACTATCAAAACTGCCGAAATCAAATATTCGCTTCTTTAGATTTTAGCTTTGAGGGATTATACCAAGCGATAAGACGTTCTTATAGATTCGGGCAAAAGAATGAAGTAAACATTCATTTAATTACTACCGATACAATGGCAAACGTAAAACAATCAATAGATAATAAACAAAAACAATTTGAACTTATGCAAGACGAAATGAGCAAAGCGATTAATGCTAATTTAAACAATGAACAAATGAAATCAAATGCGTTTGATGTAACAGAAGAACAAAATGAATTCTTCAATATTAAAAGAGGCGATTGTATTCAGTTAATTAAAGATGTACCAAGTGAAAGTGTTGGGCTATCTGTTTTCTCTCCGCCATTTGCAGAACTTTACACATACTCAAGCCACTTAGAAGATATGGGTAATAGCAAAGATTACAATGAATTCTTAATTCAATTCGGATTCTTAATAAAGGAACTTTACAGAGTTTTGCAAAGCGGCAGAAATGTAGCTGTTCATTGTATGGATTTACCTATTCAAAAAGGAAAGGAAGGATTTATAGGACTTCGCGACTTTAGCGGCTTACTTTTAAAAGCATTTA